CTCCTCGCTGAACTTGGTGTCCGGCGAGTTGAGTCTGGGATAGCGAGCGATGCCCGCGGGTGTGGTTATGGTTTTATTCATGTGTATCTGTGGTTGGTGTTTTTGGTTGGATAGGAAAGTCGGAGTGGCGAAGGAGCGCGCAGAAGTCGTGGAACGGAAGAGTGACTAGCGGGCTGCTGTGATCCTTGCGGTGGATGACGGCGATGTGTTTGCGGTCGGCCGTGTCGTCCTTAGGCGTGGCGTCGCGGCGTGCCTGAGCAATAGCGGCGTCCAGATCGAACCGCGCGCGGCCGTGCCGCTTACACTCGAAGTGCCAAGCCGGAAGGCAGGGCACAACAACGTCTGGCGCAGAGACCCCCCAAGATCCCTGCGAGACTTGTGCGCCCCGCCTTGCCGGAAAACCTTCGGCGGTCAGAGCCTTGGCGACTTCGCGTTCAAACGAGGCGCCTTTCTGGCGGGAGTTGATCATTCGTTAATGGCCTCCCAGAGTTGCTTGTCGGGCGCGTAGACGCTGTTGCCCTCGTCGGTGAGACGCGGCGCAGGCACGATGTTCGTCGGCTCAGACTTTCCGCCGAAGCGCGTCAGGCTCGGACGCCATGTCATATTCAAGGTGCCGGTGCGTCCGGCCCTGTGCTTGGCGATGATCAATTCGGCGTCCTGCGGTTCCGGCTCCTCGTCGGCGACCGCGTAGTAGGCAGGGCGGTGAACGAGAGCGACCAAATCGGCATCCTGTTCAATGCTTCCTGACTCGCGCAGATCGGAGAGCTTCGGCCGGTTGTCGGGCCGGTTCTCCGCTTGGCGGTTGAGCTGCGCAGCGGCGACCACTGGCACGCCCAACTCCATGGCCATCGCTTTTAGTCCGCGCGAAACAAAGCCGACCTCGTTCTCGCGCGACTTGGCGTTCGCGTGCGAGACGAGCTGCAGGTAATCGACGAAGATAATCTTAACGCCCCATCTCCTCACAGCTAGACGCGCGCGTCCGCGGATGTCCAAGAGTGACATACCGCAGCGGTCATCTATGTACATCGGCTCGCCGGAAAAATCCAAGGCGGCGGAACCGATCCGGCGCTTACCGGCGAGATCCACAAAGCCATTCCGCACCAGCTCGGTATTGGTGTTCGCGCGTGACAGCACTACGCGAGCGGCCAATTCGGTGGCTGGCATTTCGAGGGAGAAGTAAAGGACCGGAACACCGCGGCGCGTGAGGTTGTCCGCCATGTTCATCATCAAGGCCGACTTACCCATGGCCGGTCGTCCCGCGACGATGGCCAGCGTGCCGCCGCGCAGACCGCCGGTCACCTGATCGAAATCGGCGAAGCCGGTCTTGAGACCGAGCGTCTGCTTGTTGTCCATCAGCGCCTCCAGCTCGGTGATGAGCGACGGCACGATGTCGGCCGCGCTGCGCATCGAGTCGGTCGGAGCGCCAAGACTGAGCGACAGGACGCTCTCTCCGGCGGACTGCAGCACCTCGTCGGCGTTGGCTGCCATGTCTTGCGCTGCGGACTGCATAGCGATGGCCGCGGAGATAATGCAGCGACGGCCGTAGCAGTCGCGTAGGGTTTGCGTGTGATATTCGAGCGCGCTCAAGCCGCCGGTCGCGCGCGAGAGTAGGTCTGTGACCTCACCGGCGCCGCCAACACTCGCCAGCTTTCCCTGCGCGTCGAGCCGCTGTGTGACCGCGATAATGTTCGGCACGCCGCCGTCCGCGCGGATCTCGTTGATGGCGTCAAAGACTGCGCGGTGCGCTGGGGTGTAGAAAAGATCGCCGTGCAGTCCGGCAATCTCATCGGCGAGCTTCGGCTCGGCCATGAGACTACCAAGGACAGCCTTCTCGGTGTTTGGGCTTTGTGGGGTGGTGGTTTTCATACAAAGTTGTCGTCGCCGTCATCACTCGCTGCCAGCGCGGCGAGAACCAGCAGGGCGAGGAAAGCTAGGTAGATGAAAGTCTGCACCGGACTCATTGCGCTCCCTCCGGCGCTGACGCATTTCGTAGCGCCGCTTGAGCCAGCGGTCGCACGCTTCGTCTACCGCTATGACATCGTCTGCAACGTGGGGCCATACGCTTCTTAGTGTTTCTTTAAGTTCAGTGCGCATCGGCTGCCGTGGTTACGTCGTTCGGCGTGGTGGCAGCCGGTGTTTCGGTGTGAGGGCAAATGTGGACAAACGCGGACATAGAAGCAAGAGTTTTGTCGTCCTTGCGTGCAAAAATTTCGTCCCAATTTTGACGGAATCTTTGGCCGTCTACCGGCCGCGGCGCGTCGCCCTTTCCGGCGCTCATAGCTCGTAGCCCTCCATCGGTTGCGAGACTTGAAGCAGCACCTCATGTTTGTCGTTGGCGACCTCCTCGGATAATGCAGCGCAGCGCTCAAGCACGCGCTTGAGCCGGTTAATGCGCTTAATCAGCTCACGCTTGTCCGCTTCGAGCGCCTTGACTTCCGCGGAGTGACGGCGGTCTTCGTTGCGGTAAAACTCAAGCTCGGCGGATGAGCCGAAGTCGTTTCCAAAACCGACCTCGCCAACAACTAGGTCAGGCGCCGTCATTTCGCCGCCTTTCCGAAAAGCCAATTGTTGCGACGGCCGACCGGCGCCGTGCCGATTCCCCGCTTGGCAAGGAACCGGTCGCAGGCGCGATGCATTTCGAGGTGATAAATGCGAGGCACTCCAGCCGTGCCGCGGTCGATCTGGATCGGCTTGCCGTTCTTAGTTGTCATTGCGGGTCTCCTCCAGTTGAGCCGAGAGCTGTTTGACCAAAGCAGCCAGCGCGGCGATGGTGCTGATGGCGTCCGCGGCGACTTCTTCGAGGTACTCCACGTTGACGTTGATGGTGCGGGTCTTCGGCTGACGAGCAGCCGCCTTGTTGGGTTTGGCTTTGGGTTTCATGTGTGGGAAATAAAATAGACAAGGGGGTAGGACATTCGCTGTCTTAGGGCTTAATATGAAACTGATATCGTAGGGGGGGGGGGGGGCAATCAGTTATTGGGTTGCGAGAGCGATTGCGCGACTTCGTCCAGCAGTTCCCAATTGCTGGGTCTCCGGTGTCGTTCTGGGGAGTAGCGCAGCTTCTTGCGGCCCTTTAGATCTTCCAGCGTCCAAAGGACAAACTGGTTAAGGTCCGGCAGGTAGGCAGCGAGGACGTCAAAGTCGCCAGTGCGATAGGCTTCCTTCGTTAACCCTCTACCCAAGTTGACCGAGTAGTCGCCGCGGATGCCGTCAAAGTAAGCCGTCTTAACCTGCACCATGAGCGGACGCTGGCCGGATTTTACAATGCACAAGTCGGCCGTCTGCGAGTGCCCCTTCGGCGTGAAGACCTCAAAGTCCATGACCATCGCGCTGGCCGCAAACAGCGCCTCGGCAATCTCGCCCTTGCGGCAGGCCGACAGCTCCGGTTTTGTCAGAAGCTCGATCACGCTGCGGCCTCCATGCGGACGCGCTGCAGGCTGCGCTCTAGGGCGCTGGGACCGGACGACTGCTGCGGTAGGGGTTGCGGGTTTTGCGCGCCTCCGCGCTTGTCTCGGTATTTGTCGGTGTATGGCTTAACGTAAGCGCAGGCGATGGCGGTCTTGATCGCCTCGACCGCTTGCCATTCGTTTACGGTCGCCAGCTCATCGAGGATGATCTTCGCGGCGCGGAGCGTCATGGGGTTGTTTCGCCCGCGGATCTTGCCGGTGCGAAATTCGCAAAACTCGCCCCACCATTTGTGGAAGCCAGAGCCGGAGTGGGGCAGGGGAAGCGAATCGGGACCGACAACCTCGACCGCAACCTTGGCCTTCCGCGGTTTGGGTTCGGGGGCGCCGGTTGCTATGTCGTCCTTTTTAGGAGGATGCGAAGGCGACGAAGTCGCCGGAGTGTCACCTAATAGATGTTCCTTATTGTTACTTATAGTTGGGGTCCGATTCTGACACCCCTTGGGTCCAATCGTGACACTACTTAGGTCCAAATTTTGGACCCGTCTCAATTTGACACCCATCTCCGGCGCCAGTCCGACAATGCGCCAAACTGTCGCCTCGGAGCCGTTTCCGGCGATGCGGCGATGGCCCTTCTCGACCATGGTCAGCTCGCCGAAATCCTGCAGGCGGCGCAGGGATCGCGCAACGGTTGAGCGAGCCAAGCGCGTCTTGCTGCACAGCTTGCCCCACGATCCGAAACAGTTGCCGTGCTCATCGGCAAAGTCAGCGAGCGCTAACAGCACCAGCCGGTCGGCGCCTTCCGCCTCGCTCTTCTCCCAAACGTAACTGGTCGCGGCGACGCTCACTGCGCCCTCCTAAGCCGATTCCGCTTCGAGACGTCCGACGACTCAAACTGCAGCACTCCATCCACGGTCGCCATGCCGGTGTAGCGAACCTTCAAAGTGTCGAAGGGCGGACACACCGGCTTCCAGCTGTCGGCGTCTTTGACCCAGCAGATCGCCCGCTCGTTCCACCGCGGGACACCCTCGATGTACAACATCCGAGAGTTGCGCGGTGTCTGCGCCTTGCACAGCTTCACATTGGCAAACTCGTCGCCCTGCATGATGCCGACTTGGCGGGCGGTCTCCTCGGCCAGCTCCTTGGCGGACTTGGGGGAGGCGACTAGGACAGCTTCCGGTGACCTTACCGGCTCAACCGGCGGGGAGGCTACCGGTTCAGACACCGGATTAGGACCGGATACCGGCGCAGGGGCGGGCTGGGGTTGCGGCTTGAGGATGGACTTGGCTCGTTCGATGATGGTTTGCATGGGTGTTTTTAGGAAAAATTTTGCGAGGCTCTACCGGTCGGGGGTTTTGAAGACAAAGAGCGAGTCAGACCCCCTCCCCCCCTCCTGTACAGAGGAATATGCGTGGCGATTGTCAGAGCGCGGTCACTATACATTCCGATGATAGTATTGAGTTATAGCGTAAGTCGTTGAGCATCAGCATCGATGCTCTCCGGTTGTGGTGCCGAATTGGCTGGCGGGAGGGCGGCGGCAGCCTTTTGCGCCGTGTCTCCGACTACCTCGACCGGTGTAAACGCCACATCCACCACATCTCCACGCTCCTTGAGTCCCTGCACAAAGCTCTCCCACGCTTCGGCTGCCGGTGCCATGACGTGCTCGACGCGCTGCGTGGCACCGCCGGAGAGCAGCTCTGATTTCTCCGTTGCAACAGCGCTCATGATGGTTAGCTCATGAGCACGCATGTCCGGTATCCTCTCAAAGAGTTCAGCGGTCCCAACGGCGGCGAGCGTCTTCCAATTCTTCGACGTGATTTCGCGTGCGCGTTCCAACAGCTCCGGCCTGTTGCGTATCAACGCCATGATGGTGTGGTACGAGGTGTTGAATGCTCGGCACATCTCGCGGATGGACATGCCAGCCATGTGTGCGGCGGCGATCTTCTCGGCCTTAGCTTCGGGCACATCGAGGCCGGTTGAGCGGCCGACGTGCACAGGGGCGATTTCCGGCTCCGGCTTCGCGGCTTTCGGCTTGGCCTTGGACTTGGTCTTTGGTCTGGCCATTAGCGTCTCGCTCCGTTGCATCCGAAATATCGGAGCAGTTGTTGGTTGTCCCAATGCTCGCTCTCGACCTGCTTGCGCAGCATGTCGAGGCACTCAAAAAACTCAGGCGATGTCTGCCAGTCCAAGCGCTGCATCACGACCTCGCGCGCCGTGTTGCGCCTCTTGACCAGCTTGCGCAGTCCTCCGCTTAATTTGCGAATCTCGGCGTCCTGCCAGTGAGGCAGCCGGATGAGCTTGCCATTCTTCTTGGCAATTCGCTCGCGTGCGCAGTCCAAGCGGTCTTGGAAGCTGTAGAACATCGAGGAGCACAGCCTGCTGTTGCAATCGCGGCAGCAGTCTACAGTCACGCCCACGCTTCTCATGCTGTGCTGATGGCGATTGAATGGCGTTAGAAACGCCAGCGGGAAGACATGGTCGAGCGTGTCGGCTCGTTCGCCGCAATAGATACAGCGATTATTGGTGTACAAGTATAGGCGCCGTGGCACCCAGTTTGCTACGTCGTCAGCGAATCGATCTCGTCTGGGATCTTGCGCAACGACAACGTCCGATCTGTCTAATTCAGCTACCATTTACTTTCCTCCCTCTCTTCCGGTCAGCTCAATGCATTGCAAAGTGTGCCGCCGAAGTTCCTTGTTTAGTGACCTGACAATGCTTCTCGCCTTTGCCGCGGTGCAATTGATTGCCCACGACGTAAGGTGCCCTCCTGTCCACGCTGTCATGTATTTCCGCGTTGCCTTGTAGGTGCGCAGCATCGAGGACAGCCTTGGCTCGCGGCTCTGGAAGATCCATTGCTTGCCCACGGTGCGCCAGTAGCACAGTGCCGCGGGGAAGCGCGTCAGGCCGGTCTTGGGGTTGATGCTGTTCTTGGTCATTGGTCGAGTCGCTGCCGGTAGCTCTGCGTGAGGTCGTCCCATTCCATGCCCGCGGGTGCGGTGAGACGCATCCAGCCGTCGCGCAGCGAATACCAGCCTTCGAGCTTGCCGTTGTATTCCCACGCAGCCGGTGCGTTATGCGGCGCGGTCGCGCGCCATGACGCCGCGGCGCAGCCGGTGAAGACAGCGCAGGCGAGGGCGGTGGCCGCGACCTTAGTGGAAGCGGTCATGACCCTCCTCGTCGCGTCCGGTCTTGATCGCCCACAGGAACATTGCGCCGTAAGCGGCCAGTGCGCCGACAGCGATGCCCGCGGCGAAGCCGATGAAGGTGAAGCCGAGGTCAGCCACGGCTGCGCTTCCTCCAGATACGCTGCGCGATAATTAGCATGATATGCGCAGGCACTGTTGGGGCGGTGCCGGTGTAGGTCTTTACTTGTTTTCCGATGTTCATGGGCGCTGTGGTTGTTGGTTTGCGTGTGGGAATTAGGCAGCGATTTGCGTGCGCTCGCGCTCGGCTCGCTCCATGGCAAACATGCGGGCGTAGGCCGAGCGGTTCATGGCCGAGAGGTTCATGTTGTCGTCGCTCAGGGCGTCGTTGGTCTGCTCCAACTCGCTGATGCGGTCCTTGAGCGCGTAAATCTCGGAGCGGTAAAGATCGCGGGCCACGCGCACGCAGCGCAGCAACTCGGTCAGCTCCTCTATGCGCTTGTCCTTGTCCTGATCGCTCACTGTGCACCGCCTTTCCATGACTGCAGCGCGCGATGGGCTTCGAGCATCGTCGCGTAGTATTCCGCCTGCGGGGCGCCTTCGACGGCCAGCATCATGCGCTGAACCAGCGCTCTCGCCTCGTTGCGCTCTTGGATCAGGCGCAGCATGGGCGACTGCAATTGCGGCAGCGAAGCGGCCAGAGCCTCGACCACCGGAATGACGGCATCCGCGGCGCCAAGGCACTCAGGGTCGCCGCACTCGCAGCGCGCGGACTCCTCGTAAGGCGCATCGATGGTCAGGTCAATCATCGCCGACCTCCAATCCGGTTGATGGCTTCGAGTGTGATGAACACAGCGAACGTCAACGCCACGGCGGACATGAACGTGCTGTCGGTGAGGTAGCTCAGTATTTCGAGCGTTGTTGTGTTTGTCATAGAGTGTCGTTGGCGGGTTTGCGCAGTGCGCGCTTCTGCATGAAGGCTTCGAGGGCACGGTGGGAAATGCGCGTCCCTCGTTGTCCGCCCACCGAGAACGCGGTGAGTTCTCCGGAGCGGATGAAGCCTTCGAGGACGGTGCGGCGGCAGCGGACAGCTTTGGCCGCTTCGGTTACGGTGAGGACAAGTGGTGAGTTCATATCGTGAATGTCCGGTGTTATCGGACAAGTGCGGACAAATGGCAAGGGGTTTTTTCGGGGTGGTGCGTCATAGGGTGAACACCCCATGTGCGGTCTGTTGGCAGTTGTTGACTTTGTGCGGACTAGAGCGGACGTTTGCGGACGCTATGAAACCAACAACCAAGGCGGCGGCACGTCGTGACGGAAAAAAAGTCACGGTCTCGCTGCTGCCCAAGACACACGCCAGACTCAATCGCGCCGCGCCCGCTCACCGCGTCTCGAACAACCGGTATGTGCAGATGGCCATCGAGTTCTTCCTCGACTGCGAGGAGGCATTCGGGGGGCCACTCACGCCACAGTTCCGCGACGCCACGGTCGGCCAATTGCGCCGGACGCAGGAAAAGCTGAAGCAATTCCTGTCGGAAGGGTGATTTTTTTGGCCCGATTTACAGAGTAAAACGCACTTTTTTCATGTGAGGGCGAAAATAATCCTTGTGCAGTCCACAGATGTCCGGTAATGTCCGCACTGTAATGAAAACCAAATCCAAATCCACCATCAGCGCCGCGCTTGCCGCGACGCACCAAGTCATCAGCGCCCAGCTTGAGCCGTACAAGGCTGAGTGCATCGAGCGCGCAGCACAGGCGTTCCTCTACTACATCGAGAACGTGATCAAACCGGCCCTTGAAGAAGGCGGATACGACATCGATAAGATTGCGCCCCGCGGCTGCAGCCTGCACGACAGTCGCTCGTCCTACCTGCACATGCAGCGCTACCGCGCGGAGATTAGCTCGCTGACCGAGTCGCTTCCCCGCGAGTCATTCTCGCCGTGCGAGCCGGAGATTGTGAAACTTAGCGACGAGCGCGTTGCCCGCCGCGTGCAGCAGACCCGCGACGCCATGGCTACCGACTTCGACAGCTACGTCAACAAGCTCTCCACCAAGATCGGTGAGGGCGTCGTGTCGGCCGAGATCACCGGCAGGCTCTGGGACTACAGCACGCTGACCGTCACCAAGAACGACGGCAGCGTCGAGCGCTGGCGCACCCAGCAGATCATTAACGTGTCTTGCCTTGGCAAGCTCTTCAACCAGTGGCCAACGCGCCGCTCCAAGTAATGGGCACACCCCCAAAAATTAGCACTTGCTATGTCCACAGAAGTCCAGTAATGTCCGAACTTGTTATGAATACACACACCAACGACAACGCGGTCAAAGTTCTCGGCGAGGTCGCCGATGCGCTCCGCACACTGCTGTCCGAGCATGAAGAATATTGGACCGGCAAAATCCGCGGCAATGCTGACAAGCGCCAAGCGCTTATCCGCCAGCTCATCGACAGCGATCCCACGGTTGTTGCCGCTCGCACCGCACTGACCCGCGCCATCTGCGTTCTCGATCAAGCCGCCTCCTAACATGAAAACACACACCACACACATCCGCTGGAACTTCAACAGCGAACTCACCCGCCTCCGCACCGGCGACCTCGTCCGCTACGACGGCCGACCGGTGCGCGTCGAGCGCGTCACACCCACGGCAGCCTACATCGCGCTGCCGGTCGAACCCCGCACGTTCACCACCCTGATGGGCCAGACGGTGACCGTGAAGGCCAAGCCGAAGTGCGTTGCCATCTCGGCGAACTCGGAGATACCTGTCTTGAACCGGAGGGCTGCGTGATGACCACACCCAATCCATACACAGCGCGGCTCAGGGAGCGCGGCATGACCAAATTCCAGCGCGCCCAATACAAGCAGAGGGAGCGCGGCTTTAGCGACTACCTCGATGCCAAGGACATCATGGCGTACTACGATGCGCCCTTGAAGATCGCGCCCGAAGTCGGACGCGCCAACTACAACATGGGATGGCGCCTCGCCAAAGACAGGGGGGCCGCATGACCACCGCACGCATCAACAAAGCCATCCGCCACCTCAATCTGGAGGTGGTCGGGAACGGCGACGGATACTTCTACTTCGTAGACACCGTCACCGGATACCAGACCGGCGAGTCCGTCATGGTGCCGTACCTAAACAGGCTGTCGCTGCAGCGGTGGATTGAAGAGGCCACGCAGGCCCGCGAGAGCAACATCATCGAGGGCATGAGGGAGGACGGCGATTTGCCGTATGACAGGGGAGGGTTTGACGGATGACCACCCTCAACACCCACGCCATCGCGCAGTCCGCGGCCACGTTCAACGCGGCGCATGACTACGATCTGCGCGCGGCTCTCAAGCTCACCGAGCTGGTGATCAACCATGCACACGCCGTGCAGCTCGCCCGCAAAGAAGCCGCGGACCCGCAACTGATGCTGCCCATCGAGGAGGTCGCATGAGACCGCTCGCCATCCTCGCGCTGGCCTTGGCTGGCTGCTCCACCATGCAGCCGGAGGTCCAGCGGCCGGACACCCGCATCGTCCACATCAAGATCGCCAGCGCGCCGGTCGGCGCCTGCGTCTTTATGAACGGCGAGTACATGGGGCAGACACCGCTGACTGTGCCGGTCGAGGCGGACGCGGACGGCCGGTGGAAGACCGGTGTGCGCTTCCAGTGTCAGGTGCCCCAAGACCCCTACAACCAAGACACCTACCGCTCGCCCGCGGGCTACGCTGTGCCGAAGCACCTGCTCTTCCGCGTGCCGAAATACATGCTGTGGCACACGGCGACGCAGCAATACCCTGTGAGGATACGATGATGCGCCACGATTACTTCGCCACCGGCACCTTCCCATGGTCCGGCCTGCGCCTTGCCGGTCGCGTGTTCGACTCGCCTGAGCTGTTCTCGATGATGCGGCGCCAGTGCCTGAGCGACACATGCGTGCGGCACGCCTGCGCGGACCTCGATGTCCTGCCATACGCCGAAGAAGTTGCGGAGATTGAGGCGCATATTCTCCGCGTCGAGGCGGCTTATTGCTGACGCAAAACGGCCGCAAGCTCTCTGCCTGCGGCCGTTAGGATTACACCGGCTTCAAGCCGAGCCACTCGAACAGGACCGTGATCCAGCTCAAGTTGCTCCGCTCGCCGACATATCCGATTGATCCGTATGGGCCGTAAACAATGCCCATGGGTGATGTGTCGTACATCGCACTCACCTCCTTTCCGCTATCTATTCTACCCGCTTTTCGTGTCTAAGAAACGTCACGTTTTCGACACGTCGCGCAGGACGTGTCTAAATTTCGGCGCTTTTTAGACACGTCGCGCCGGACATGTCTAATTGGTGGACTTATCCCAGACTGACGCTACGTCCACCTCGCGGTCGTACACCGCGTAGAACCGCGCCGTCGTCTGGGGGCTGGTGTGGCCTAGCATGTGCTGCACCACCGAGATCTTGCCGGTCGCGTTGAGCATGTCGGAACCGGCCTGACGGCGCAGCTCATAAGCCGCGGAGCGCCGGTCGGGGATAAACTCGCGGACCCACGCATTGAACATCCGCTCCATGAATCGCTTCCGCGCCTCGAAGGTCTTGCCGGTGATCAGGTAGTCGCCATCGGCCGAGAGCAGCTCTTCGGACATCCACTCCGGCAGCGACATGACTCGTCCGCGCTTGTAGCCGGTCTTGAGCGTCACGTCTTCCTCCGGTCGCTCGATGATGACGATGACCTTCCTGCCGTCCTCGCGGTCCTCGATCCATGACTTGCGGGCGGCGGCGCACTCCGAAGGGGTCATACCGAGGTATCGAGTTAGTAAATACGCGCGGCGGACGGACCCGCCGAAAGCCTTGCTCGAAGCGTCCATCTTTTCGAGGATCTCCGGCGCGATGCGGACGAACGTGCTTACCGGCGCCTTCATGCCGGTCGTGGCCGCGCAGAACGTGGCGATGTTGTCCGGTAGCTCGAAGCCTTCCCATTCGAGTGAGTGCGCGAAGATCGAGCGCGTCGAGGCGAGGTTGGTACGGACGGAGTAGGGGCTGCCCTTGTAGTTGCGCTGGTACTTCGAGATGAGCGCGGGCGTCAGGATCGAGAGGGGCTTGGACTTGATGGCCTCGACGTCCTCGGTGCCGAGCGCGACGCGCAGGAACCGGAGCATGCAATTGACATTCTCGTGGCGGCTATTGATCTTGCTGACCATCTCGTAATGACGGATCGCCGCACCAATAGTCTCCGAGTTGTCGCGCAGCGCGTGATCGCGCAGTGCGGCGATACCCTTGGCCGCGGTGTCATCGAGGATGACCTTGGCTTTGACCTTGGCCAGCGCGAGGTCTTCGGTGCCGAGGCTGACCCGCTTCCGCTTCCGGTCGCTGGGGTGGTAGAACTTGAGCTGCCAGAATGGGGAGTTGCCGACTCGGTGAATGGTTCCGGTGATGCTGCTGCTTTTGATCGTGTGTGTGGCTTCCATGCCGCAGTCATTGCATGGAAAAAATCACAGCGCAAGCACGCACTGCCGGAGTGCCTCAAGATCCGGCAGCACTTAGGCGGATCGTCCGGCAGCGAGGGTGGTCCCGCGGGACAATTTTGGACGATGACGGACGCTTATCTACAGAGGAATTTGAGAGTCGCCGGTATAGCTCAGTGGTAGAGCACCTGATTTGTAATCATCTGCGGACCCAGCATTCATGCGGGTTGGCGGGCACTCTGGCACCTTATCTGGCAGTGCCGTTTTTGACGGTTTTACAACCGGCGGCGGTCTGAGCGCTACCGATTGTCGTCTGTTTGTGACGC